GACATAACTAAGTTAATATATGTAAAGAATGATTCCAACGCATTGCTTCTGTTTACAAACATTGTTTGTCTTGGTCTAATGTCTATACCGTAACGTTCGCTTACCGGCAAGTTTGGCTGTGGCACAACGTTTCCATAAACGTCTTCACCTGTCAAACTATCAAATAATTTATTAACAATGTTTGAAGGCAAAGCAGTATCTTTCTTGTTTTCCTGTACAAGTTGGAATTCATTATGTAGAACTGCTTCATTTAAACTTGTGTCGTAATTAATACCTAAAATAGTATAATCATCGTTAACGTAATTTTGACAGTTAAACAATCCAATTAAATTGTTTTCCATTATTGCTATATGCGGTACACCTTGTGACACAGGATCAGTTATTAACAAATCGACTTGGCTAGTGGTTAATCTCTTGTCTGTGCCACTAGTTTCTGTTCTATCGCTGACCCAGTAATAGTAATAAGTTTTTTCTGTACCAGTGTTAATTTCATTGGTAGTAACTTCAACAAAGTTTATGTCGTTTGCATACTTAGGAACACCATTATATCCTGCGGCTACATAGTCGCTTGGTAACACATCTGTTTTAATCCATTCGTAGGTTTTAACAGTTGAGCCTGGGAAAAACGTACCCCAGTTGTTGCTCTTGTACAAGTAACTACCTTGCTCATAGTCTATGTATCTAACTTGGTCAGTATCCCACCAGTACTTGCCAACATGATCTGATGTCCATACACTAGAATTGTATAGCGCAGGATCTTGACTAGAAACGTAATCTAATGCCTGTGCCGCTGAACCAATAATCTTACCTTTGGCAGGATCGTATACGTCTAAGTACGTTGATATTTCTTTTGTATCTCTGTTATACAAATATGCTTTGTTAATAGCATCTACTTCAATTTGAGGAGTTTTCTGTCTTAATACTTTCCAACCTTTAACACCTGTGCTGTCAAAATCGTACACAGCACCTGCATCAGTACCTTGCTCATCGTCTTGCTCTGCACCAACAATAGCATAGTTGCCTCTTACGCTAATGCTGACCCCAAAGCGATCCTCTTCTGCCATATCGTCTGTGGCACTACTTACTTCTAATTCTTGTACAAAGTCAAACTGTCCTGGATCTGTAACAATACCAAGCGGGTTGTCTAAGTATTCATATACGTATGCCGCACCTGACTTAGGATTTGTATCGAAGAACGATGTGCTATCTATATCAAATGTAGTTGTAGGCAACTCAGTTGTAGCATTGATGTCAAACTGCATGTTAACACGCATTGTACAATTAGGTGCGCCAATAAACAATGTTTCTGCGTCATCACTAATTGCCAACGTGTCACCAAAGTTGCTGTTTACTCTCCCTTTAGGTGCTAAGATTGTTTGTGCGTAGTAAAATACGTCTAAGCCTAAGTCACTAAGTCCTGTACCTAAGCCTGGAAGAACTTTAAGTTTCTGTAACTGTATTGTACTTGAACTTGAAATAGTAAGTACGCCGCTAGTTACTGATGCTGTAACACCTGCGATGCCTGCATTATTAATGTCTGTCTTAACACTATCTACTGTTGTGCTAGTAAACACAATTTCAAAATCGTTGATTCTAATACTGTGTCCTGCTGTTACTGTAGGACTTGTTGCTGTACTTGTAATTGTGCCGTACACTCTACCTTGGTTAACGTAACGATCAACACTACCTGAGTTACGTAGTTCTCTAGGATCGTCACTTGGGTTACCTAAGTATATAGAGCAATCTGTTGGACAAATTAATACACTCTTACCAAATTCATTGCCGACGCCACGTGTGTTAGCAGTTTGTTCTGCCATTTTTTGCATTTGTATAAATGTGTTTGTATCAACTTTGATTACCGCACTTGATGCTGGTGCTTCATTAAATGTTAATGTTGTGCTTGATACTGAGTAATCCCAGTATGCGTCTAAACCTTTTCGCTGATCTTGCAGTACACCGTTAACTGTAACTTTGTTTACATCTGCGTCCATTGTACGCTGAGTTGTGAATACCGTTGTACTGCCATCTCCTTCAAATGCTTCCACTGTTCTGTCAAATACATAGGCGGCGCCCGAATCTACTGTACTGTCCGTTCCTGCATTGTCATGTCTTGGCGCACCAATAACTGTTTGTGTGCCATCTGTGCTTGTCCAAACACTTGCGCCAAACTGATCGCCAGCATCACCATCACTTGCTGTAAGTGTAGCAATGTATTTGTAACTAAAGTTTTCAGATACTGTAACGTTAACACTAGGAGCAGTTACAAATGTAATGTCACTGCCACTGACTGTGTAATCTGTTGTAGGTCGGTATATTACACCTGATGCATCCTGTACAAAAATACTTGTTAAGCTCTTAGGAGTAAATCCTAATGCATGTACTGTGGTACTGCCATCACCTGTAATAGTAGTAGACTGTTCTGTTAATTTTGTATCTAAACCGTAAGCATATACTTTATCTTCGCCCGGTGCACCAATGTACAACCAACGTGCATCTTGACTTATTGCCAGTGCTTTGCCGAATTCGTCGCCAACAGATGCACTTACTGGTGCAATGTACTGATGTGCTGACCATGTACCACTTCTTAGTCTATAAATTATAACACCACCACGTGTGCTGTTACTGTCAGGAGCACCTATTGCTAGATACTCATCACTTACCGCTGTTGATCCGTCGTAGTTAAAAGTTAGTTGTCCAGTTGCAAGGCTTGTACCAAACCCATCAGTAATATCTGCGCCTGCTCCTATTTGAACTTGTAGTGTTTCACTAAAATCAAAGTCGTTGAGACTGTTGATGTCAGATATAATCACTCTACCAGTACTTTCACCTGGTGCGCCTACTGCACTCCATTCTGTAGAGTAACCTAGTATAACACTCTTACCAAATAAGTCATCGGCACTACCGCTAGACCATGTGTTCTTTTTATTGTTAGTCCAAGGATCTGACTTTTCCAATACTTGCCAGTCGCCTGCTGTGTTGTATTCATCAATGAATAACTTATCGCCTACTTTCCAAAAGTTTAATGGATCTGTTGCGGCTGCTCTGGAAGGATATGTGTAACGTACACTCTGCATTTTGTATAAGTTACCTGAACCTTCTAAACTTGTTGGAGCATTTGTGTTAGGATCAACCAGCAAACTTAAACGTAGTGCTGTAGTCTTAACTTGGAATTCTGTTTCTGTTAATACTTTGTCTACACGATATAGTGCATCAACTTTAAAGTTAAAGTCTTTAAGTAAGACAACATCATTCTTAACAACTCTGCTTGGGGTGTTTGTCTTAACTTTCATAATGCCGTTGGTAGCATTAGTTACTCTAATAGGTGTTGTATTTGTCTCCATTATTCTGTAGACGTTCCAACTACCACTCCAATCTTTAGCAACCCATACTTCTTGACCTACGCCCATTTTTTCTACGTTAGCACTAGCAAGCTCTAAATCTTGTATATCAAATATTGTGTGATTTATGTCGTCTTTTCTAACAAAGCCTGCTTTATTAATATCTTTGTTTAGGTTAGTATCGTATGTTCTATAAACAAAAGGTGTTGCATCATATTGTGCAGGTCTCTTATAAATGTCGCTGAACGGAACGCTCAAAATATCTACAGGAGCAGTTTCGTTAGATGTTAATAACTTTACAATACTCTTTGTATTTGTATAGTCATTGTCGTTTGTTTGTATTTCAATAACTTGATTACGATCTAGTACGCCGTAACTACCACTTCTAAACGCCCATTCTTCATAAAAGTCTAAGTTGGATGTTAGGTTATTAAGTGTAGCTCTTGTTAGTGCGTTAATACTGTTAAGAGTACCTTTCTCTTGAATAAATCCTTGATAGAACTTGACCTGACTAGTATCGTCTAGGCCCAAGTTATTTAGGTAATCTCTGTTCTTGTAACCAATTAAGCTCTTAGATAATAGTTCTCTGTCACTTTCTAAATTAATATCATCTAGGTCATAAAACTTTTCGATACCTGTTGCTGTGTTAGCAAAGTTAGGCAATAGTCCTTTCTTTATAGTATCGTAGTCTACTTCTTGCCACTTAGTTTCCTCAAACGTAACTGTTCCTGTAATATTCTGTAGTGCAGTATAGTATCTAGTTTTAAACTTTACTAAACTACCTTTCTTGTAGTCTTGGTTTAATTTCCAGTCTTGTATATTATCTTGATTTAAAATAAATCCGCCAGGAGTAAGTGTCCCATCCCAGTTGTTTGTTTTAAATCCAACAAGTTTAATACGACCTTGTCTGTTACCTAGTTCTGGTTGATAGATAACATCGTTAAACACTGTGGTGTTGTTGGGAACAAATACATGTTCGTATTGTATTTCGTTCAATACTACAAGTCCAATTGTTTTATTTTCTAACGACTTAATCTGTACGCTATTGCCAATTCTGCTTACTTGTAAATCTTTGTTTGTAATCCTATTAAAGTTTTGATCGAGTACTCGGCTACCTCTAAATTCGCTAGAAATATTATCAACTGTAGAGTTATCTAGTACTAGCTCTACCATGTCAAATGATGGAGCAAGTACAAGTAAGTTACCCACTGCCCATCCTTGTTCTACCCATACTAAGAACTCTTTGGCACTTGTTAACCAAGACTTAGTTTCGCCTAGTGTTCCTACTCTGCCTTGGAACAAAAATCCTTGCGCATTTAAGTATCTACCGTAACTTATTAAGAAGTCAATAACTTCTTCTTTTGACTTGTATGTTTTACCGTAGGGAACAGATTCAAATACTGGAAGGAAGTCATTGTTTACATCTACAGTAGTTCCAAAAATATTAAGTTGTACGATGTTTCTCTTGCTGTTAGTTCTACTAGGAACCACTCTAAAGAAAGGATTATCTAAGTCGTATCCTTCAACTTTATATCCGTTTGCAACTTTTTCAACAACAACTGCACTGTAACTTAGTCTATTTAAAGGGTTAGACTTGTGTAAAAATAACTCGTAGTCCCCGTCAGGTATAAACACTGAGTCCGTTGTACTTTGTGGAGAATTTTGTTCTGCTAAAACCTTTAAGTATGTTTTGTCAGTGAAGCCTGCTAGTTTATAAGACAACTGAATGTCTAAATTATCTAATTTATTTCTTAGTGTTACAGCAGGGTCTATACCCAAGTCTCTAATTCTACTAGCAATCCAGTTAACATAACCTGCTGTGTACTGTCTCACGCCATTAACTAAAGAACCGTTAACTTGAATGTCGTCTTTAGTTAACCTACTATTAGTAGTAGATAGTATAAATTGATCCAAACTTGTATTTTTATCGTATGCACTAACTCTAGCATTAACACCAAAATATTTTGCTGGCTTAGTTAATGCTAAAAGTTTTTGCACAGCAAACGGATAATGACTGCTCTTAATCCAAGCTGTTTCTGCTGGACTTTCGTCACCTATAGCGAAACTGTTTTGAACATAGTTACCGTTAAACGATCTTACTAAGAACTCGTTGGGAGCTCTTAGTTCACCATATACGTTGATAGGTATGTATTTGGTTACACCTGGTCTCTTATAGCGAGTATCATAACGCTCGTTACCTGGTTCTTTAATGTAACCTGCTTCTAAGTCGTCCCACAACACTAAGTTACCTGCTGAGAACGGAGCAGTACCGTATGCGTCTGCCCACCAACTTGGTTCTTCTGCTAGTCCCAAACACTCCCAGGGTGTTAAGTGTGGTGTATCTGTGTCATAGTAGTATCTGTAGACGCCACGCCAAAAACCTGGTAACACACTACCGTCTACTGCACTAGCACTTTGATTCCAGTTAAATGTAAACGGATCGCTGTTTAAGAAAAAGTCATGTTGTGTGTAATCAATTTGGTTATTACCTGCCCAACGAGCAAATTCACCGCCAATAATTTGCAAACATTCTGCTCTAGTGTAGTCAGTTGTTCTAAACTGTCCAGGTAAAACATCATGTATGTCTAATCTATCTTTGTTGTATCTAACTTTAATATTGTTATAGATACGCTTCTCTAATTCTAGTAAAATGTCATCTCTAGCATCGCCCCAGACTGGAGTATAACTGCCGTCGTGTCCAACAATAAATGTTGTATCTGTTCTGTATGTTGTATCTGTTAATAGTCTAGGTTGATAACTAGGATACAATCCCATTTTACTAGGAGTTTCAGGAACAAAGCTACCAGCAGTTGAATTATACTCTCTAATTTTAATAACATCTCCTACTGTAGGAGTATACGAAGTTGTTAATTCCACAAATAACCCATCACTACTAAAATTATAATCTCTGTATCTTAGTAACTGTGTTGTATTGTTGAACACTAGTACACTCTTTTCACCAGGTGCATTCATATCAACTACTGATGTAAGTCTAAAGGTCTTACTATTACCTTGTGCCCACGTGTATGTGTTTTCTACAATGTCGCTACCAACAGGAATCATATCGCTGTAGTACCAAGGGAAAGAGTCTGTCTTAGATTCGTTAATATTTGTTAGTACTGCATCAACGGCGGCATCTGCTGACAAAAATTCTAAGCCAGGTGTTGTATAAGCAGTTTGTACAAATTTATTTTTAAAGTTAGTGTACTCTCTAGCCGCTGACTCTAAACTGTCAAAGAAGTTTGCTAACTTGTCGCCCGTAAACATCATAGCATACGGAATACCGCTGGCATGTTGTACAATGTTGCCTTCGCTATTATTAACTTGTATGTCTCTAGAGTTATTACTGCCTGGAAACGCTCCCAACGTTCCAATAGTATTTTCAAACTCAATTTGGAAGTGATTCCTTAATTGTCCTAATGTAACAGTTTCAAACTCTTCGTTTAAACTATTATTGTCTAAGTTAATAGGAATCTTGTAATAAGTGTTTTCTAGTACATCGTTAGTCAGAGTTAAAATTGTTATAGTTTTGTCAGTTAGCGTAACACTTGAGTCAATTTGTATATACTGTTTGTTGTTAGAAGTAACTTTAGCATACTCGGTTGTGTTCAACAATCTACTACCCACAAACACTTTAAGTGTTCTTCTTGCAATATTTTCAATTTCAGTGGCAGGATATAAAAATAAGTTACTGCCTTTGTAAGTATAACTGTAAACTTGGAACTGTCTAGTATCAGTGCTTGTTTTTTTCCATGTATTAGCAAGTGCAAAGTTGCTGATATCTGAATTAACATGTAAGAAACCTTTAGATACCTCATTCGTTAAACTAGCAGTTGTTGCGAACGTGTCAATTTGATAATTGTTGTTAAACAATATATCTCCAACACTTTCAAATGTTCTGTAACTTAACGGAAAGCCTAAAACAGTGTCAGGTGTTCCTGTGCCTTGCTTATATGAAAATATATTTGTTCCTGCAAATTGGGTTCCTGGATACACACTAGAGTTTGAGAAACTATTTCCAGCACTGTCAAATACGTCAAATCTACAAGCCTTGTTAAATCCTAACTTTTGTTGTCCTTGTATCCAAGATGTGCCATCAAACCAGTATTGCTTACCTATACCTTTAGAACCAAGTTTAACAACTACAGTTTCATTTGTTTCAACGTTGCCATCTTCTGCTAAGGTTAAATGAACTTGTTGTGATCCGTCGTTTTGTGGATCAACTAGTGTTACTTCGTAAATTTTATTTCTAACATCGTCATCTCTGTCAGCGGCAAAAATAATTCTATGTCCGTTTGCTAGTGTAATACCGTCGGCTGTATAATTAGCAAAACCTTCTACGTTAGTAAATGCATCCAGTGTATCTGTGTCGATAATATCAACTGGTTTTTTAGCACGGCGTCCAAAGTTAAACAACTGTAAGTTGCTATTAAATTCAATGATAGGACGCTTGCCACGTTTGTTTTGATCAATGACTGGAGTAAAATTATTATATTCAGCAGTAGCATTAATAACGTCTACGTGGAACCATCTGTTGCCACGTGACCATGCGTTACCATCTATGCTGTCTCTTTTAGATACAATATAGTCTTGTGTGGTAGGAGCGTTGGCGCTGGATTCGTATCCTTGTGTATCGTATAAATCTATGTCGTAACCAATCGACTCGTCAATAATGTAGGACTCTGGAGTAACTAGTGTTGCTACATCAGTTAGTGTTATTGCTGTACCAACACCTTCAACGTAATAACTGTTGCCAGCATATTCAGCGGGTGTAACACCTTCGTCAAATTTAACTTTAAGTCCGTTAGTGAAACTAACACTCTCAGGCGATGTATAAGTTGTTTTTCCTAAAATGTCAGTCACAACATCGATATTAGATAAAGTCTGAGGTTCGATAATTTTAATTGTGCCATAACGTTCACCGTCGGTACCATCTTGGTAAACTAATGTATCTAATATAGCAGTAATAACAGGAATCTCTTCCAAGAACCCTGAAGTCGATTTGTAAAATTCTTTATTACCGTTTGCTGTACCTTCTCTAACTGAAACTTTATTATTTGTAGGTATCTCTGTCAACGGACGGAAAGTAACAATAGGATCTTCTAGATTGCCTTCTAACGCCACTCTCCAAATACCGTACTTCTCAACATCTGTTGGCTCGTAGCCTTCGTCATAAACACCACTATCGTAGTTTTCGCCGTCTTTATCAAACACACCACCTGTTTGCCAACCACCACTTTCTACATCTAAAAATATAACTGTTTTGTCTGCGAGGTTACGCTGACTGTCTATGCCGCCAAACTTGTCTAGTATCGTAGACAATAGTTGATTGTTTAAGTCTTTGTACTGTATCGTTGTAGCCAAGTCAACATTGTCAACTTTAGGCATATTGATGTAAAAATCCTGTGCGGTCTTTAGTGGTACGTTAAACGTAATAACGCCGTCGTCGTCACCGTTGTTAGTTACGCCCAACACTTCTCTACTAGAAATGTTTGCTTGGTTCAGCCTAAAACCTGTAGTGCCAATTTCTGTTTGTATCCAAAAAGGATTACCTGACTGTCCTACTCTAAAAGTATAGCTGCCGCCACGAGACAAATAAATTGTTGGATTACTTTCTAGTCCAATACCAACATCGCCGGATGCCGCAAATGCATACTCACTTACTTGCGGATTTCTCGTAACTCTGTAGTCTTCTTGGGTAGCAACTGTTTGTGTTTTAATATCAACAGCGTCTGGCCCAGTTGGTAACCAATAGTACTGAGCAAAGTTAACAAACTTATCTAAGTCAATTTCACCTGTAAATGTATAAGCATCAGCACTAAACAATCTATCGTGATTGTTAACTAGTCCGCCGTAATATTGAATAGAATCAATAAGGTCGTTGTAGTCGTTGACAAATGTTACAGTACCAGCATCGTTCTTAACAACCGCACTAGGCTCAAGTTGATAATTTGTTCTATCAGCAGAAGGTTCTGTTATGTAGTTGTCAGATGATTTAAATGTAGGTGTGAACTTACGCCCAACAAATCCATTTAATCTTTTAAGATCAACTTCTGTTGTTGCCTGCTCAATAGTAGCATTTAGAAATTTTTGGTTCGTTGGTGTTCTAAATACTGCTGGTAAAAAGTCTAATGTTCTTACTGCCATTTATTACCCTAATTTTAAGTTTGATGCTGTTAAACTTGGTACAACTGCTACTTGATCAACAGTTGCTACATTAATAAAAATCTCATCTGCGTTGCAAGTAATTTGCTGTAAGTTTCCGTAGTTTGCGTTGTCAGGTACGATAACGATACTTGCAACATAAGGAACTAGTTCTGCATGTAAATATGCACTTAGTTCACTAAAGTAAAATGTTTCTCCAAAGTCCCAATTCTCAAGTTCAAAGTATTCATTAAGTGCTTCTACAACACGTACTCTTACTTCGCTGTCTGAAATATTAACATTTGGATTCTTAACTACTTTAAATGTAGCTCTTAGTCCTGAATCTGCCTTAATACCAAACAACGGCTTGTACTTGGCACTATTAAAGATAATAGTGTCTGATACGCTCTTAAAGTTTTCTAAACTTGCATAGTTTAATCTTAAACTCTCTGCTGTAGGTCTTTTTGGCTCTGTTATCTTACCCGTTGTGTCTTGGGCCCATAATCTATATTCATCGTTATAGCTGTTTGTTAGCAAAAATAAATCAATAATATTGCTTGGGCTAGGATCAATACGCTTGTATCCTGGTGCATTATGTCTGTACTGGAAACTTAAACTTTGTCTACCAGTATAATAACTATATCCGGACAACAAACTTATAACTTTAACGTCGCTAACAACATTAAGTTGATAAAACTTTAATGAAGTTGTAGTAAAGAATATCTGTTTATCAGGGTAGTCGTTTTTGTTTGCTTCGATTTCATCTAAGTCAGCAAAATCATAGTTTACTGTGTTAGCCGCTAACGGTGTAATATCACTAAAACTATATTGATCTGTTGATGCTTTAAAATAAACTCTCTTGTCGTTAGGATTGGTAGACGGAGCAACTAATGTTTCAAAAAAGTCTGGATCGTCTGCAATACCATCATCGTCGCTATCAGTAAAACTAATACGTAGCCTCTTGCTGTTGGCATAGCCGTCGCTCTCAACTACGTTTTTATAAACCTGTAAGTCAACAGCAGTAGTTAATGCATCACTGCTATCGGGCTTGCTGTTAATCCTTAAAACTTTAATGTTGTCTTTTATAGCACTATTAATACTTGCATCAAATATTTTAGCGGCTTCGTCTAAGTAGAAGTTTGTTTCGCCTTCTGACTCATAGACGTATTCTAAGTTTCTATATGCAACTGTGTACACTTGGTTGGTTGCCTTAAAGTGCATTAACCAACTAGCATCTAAACTTGCACTGGTTGTGTTTTGTGCGTATGTTAAACTAAAGTCGCTAGTTAAATCTAAATCTGCGTCGGCAATAATATACCAAGTACGTGTGTCTTGGTCATAACCTAAACCAAACTCATCATAGACTTTAATTAATTCTATCATTGAGTTTTGAACTGTTGCACTTGGCTGATTGTTATATGTAGGAATGACCTGACTCATAATAGCATCAGTTGGTACTAACTCGTTTAGTGTTACTGGTCCGTTGCCATTTTCTAAATTACCTAAGCCGCCGTTAGTACCGTCTGTGACAACACTAGTAATAGTGGCCCATATAACTGTACGATCTCCTGGCAAACTTGGTGTACATGTTTTTAATAAATTACCAACACTGAAATACTTTCCGCTTGGAGCGGTAAACTTAACTAAACTGTTTGCAGTTAGGTACTTTCTGTTATCACCAACAAAACTACCAATATTCTGCGGATCATCGGTTGTATCGTTTTTAAAGTATCCTGTGGCAGTATTGGTTGTTGCTGTACTTTGATTCCAATCTAAATTTGGAAAAGTGTATCTGTTAAAGTTATTATAATAAAAATGCAACGTTTCACGTTCTGCTAGTGCAGGATTAACTTGATTGTTAATAGCATTTAAAATATCTGCGTTAGTTACAAAATCAAATGTAAATGTTTTGTTAGCATCTCGTTGATATATCATGCCGTCTTCAGCAAAAATATTTGTACTAGAATACTTGCCTGTTGTGTCAGCAACGTCTAAGAATCTGCTAATACCACTCGATGTTCTATTAACTGCTTTAGACTTAACCAAGTCGCTAAATGCAGTAAATGGGAAGATATTATAATCTTCACCGTTAATCATTCTGTTTTGTGTATAGTACTGCTGTGGTGCTTTTAGTCTAATATCGTTAGCACTTTCTCTTGCAGTTGCATTAGTAACTGTGTACTCTAAACTTGCAACAATAGTAAGTGTTTCTTGTCTACCACGCTTACTAACGTAGTTTACACTAAAAGTTACTTCTTGCATTTCGTTTGGTGTAATCTGATATGTTAAACCATTTGAAATGCGATAGAACAATCTAAATCTACCCTGAGGTATTTCTGCAAAGGCACCGTCACCAAACACCAAGTTAACTTGATCGTTTAATCTAGTAGTTACTTGGTATGCCTTACGGCTTGCTGAAGTGTCGCTGTTATAAATGATGTTTGCATTAGCGACACTAGGAACTTGATTCCACAAGTCCTGTAAATTGCCGTCATCATCTAAACTGTACAACCACAGATCGTTATTGTTAATATTTGAGATATTAATATTTGTTACTCTGTTAACTAAACTTTCATCAAAGTTTAAGTCAATAGTTCCTGTAGAACCTTGCTTGAAGTAAAAGAAGTAACCTGTATTGTTACTGCCGTTACCTAAGTTATCATTCTTATATAAAACTTGGAATGTACCGTCTGGACCAACATTCTCTTCATAAACATATTGTTGATTAAGTGTTGTAGGGCTAACTAATTCAAAGTTAGTGTTTACATTGTCAACTGTTTTACTAAAAGGAAATACTGGTAAACTGGTGTTATCGATTCTAAATGCATACTCGTCATGCTTGACACTGTTAAGTGTCTGACTGTTACCAGGCTTACCTACCTTTTGTCCCGATATCATTGCTAAGTTTAAAATAGTATTCCACTGCTCTTGCCAGTCTGGATTACTTGTGTCATTCCAGTTAATAACAGTGTTGCTAATGTTTTTACCGTTACTGTCAGTTACTGATTCCGTAGTTCCTATTGAGTTAAACTTCAAAAAGCCTGAAGCAGGAATACTACGCTTAGGACTATAACTAACTAGTCTTGCTAGACGCAGGATACTTTCCCTACGCTCTGCTGTATCAATAAAGTTTTCACGGGTGTTTAAGTCTGCTCTAAACGCTAGACTCTGTCCCATGAATGCAATTAAATCTATTAAGGCAATGTACTCTGAACTCTCAACAAAGTCGTTGAAGTCTTCAGGATAGTAAAGTTGCAGATAGTCAATCATAGACTTGCGTAAAGTTGCAAAGTCATAGCTCTGGAAGTCTGCTTCCCTAAAACTTTGATAAACTTTTTGCCAGTCTTCTGCGGCTAAAAGCCCTACTTGTCGTTCATTTATCGCCATAATTTGTATACCTTGTAGTATTTATTGTGTTTAAAAACTGCTATTATATTGCTGTCAAACTTTGATCTGCTTGGTCAAAACGCAGTTTAATTCGGTCTGTAAAGTCTGAATTGACATATTCTAAGTCAAGTTCTACCTGTATGCCTTGATCGTATTCAACTATAGTAACGTCTGTAACGTTAATCCTAGGATCATAACTTACAATTGCTTTTACGTCATCTATAATAGCCTGTTTACTTGTAGCAGTTAACGGATCAAATACAACGCTCCATAAGTTGCTACCAAAATTAGGATTATGTAACTTCTCGCCTTTACGTATATGAAAATGATTAATTAAATCTTGTTTAGCAAGTTCATAGTCTGCTATTCTAGTCTTACGTTGATTAATTAATGTACTGAATCCTCTGTATATTGTCATTTCTTCGCTCCTAATACGCTTACTCCAAATCTACCATTTTGGAATAACTTGTCTGCTTGTGCTTGTAAGTTAGGCACAGACGACCTAACTGAACCTGCTATATTTGCAATATTATCTTGTCGCCATGCTTTTGCTACTGCTGGGCCAAGTTTGCTAGATATTGCTAACATTCCTCCTTGTGCTTCTGCACTATCTCCAGCGAGTATCCCGCCTGACTTTAGCATAGTACCAAACTGTTTTGTCATTCCAGCCGCAAAACCTTGGTGT